CTCGGCAACTGGATAGAAGTTGCAAGAAATGATAAGTCCATACAGGGTTTGTTAATTCTCAAACGGGAAAGATAAATGTCTACATTGTATGGAACTGGCGTTCACCGCTTAATGTACAAAGCTGGGTCTTTCGCCACCGGGAAGACGGTTACTGCGTACATGTGGAGTCCCACACTTGTAAAATCTGCCCTGCAAACACTTACTGAAGTTTCAGATGGCATTTATTATTTGGATTATACCTTTGGTGTGGAAGGTACTTATTTTGGTAAGTTCTACGAAGATGCCGTAGAGATGACTGCAGGTGTCTTCCGAATTGACACAAGTCTTTCTATGGTGGCGGCGATTAAGGCCAAAACCGATCTGATAACCTCTGGAACCATTGTGACTGTTGTATCGCCAGTTAGCGTTGATGGTGAGTCAATTTCATTGGTTCGGGGTGATGATTATAAAGTTGCTGATACTCGGTCGTTGGACTTTACGTCTGCCACCTGGCCGAGTTTGACTGGTGCTACTATTGCATTTACTATTCGACTGAAATCATCAGATGCAGTTGAATTGACTGCTGTGGGCAGTGTAGTTGACGCGGAAACTTGCAGGGTGGAATTAGATGCAGATGATACGGAAGATCTGACAATTGGAAACAAGGCACATTACTTCGACGTTCAAGCTACACTTCTAACCTCAGAAAATATCGTTACCCTGGTACTGGGCGATTGTACAGTACTAGAGGATGCAACAATTTAAGGAGATGGACCATGCGTATTGATGAGAATGCATATTATGCGGGGACACTGGAGGCCAAGACACTTGTGCCATCTGCTGGGTGCGTGACTGACGATAGTCTTTCAGCTGCCGCGAAACTTAGTCATTTGAAATTGGAACATCAGCACCGGATTACTCATGCACAGGATGTCCAGGCCACCATCTTTAATGAAGAGCTAGTAATACACAATATGTATGGCGATACTGGTGTCGCATTGTTTCTTGAGGTTGGTCTTGTTGTGCCGATTACAAGTACCGCTACCGCAACTGTGGATCTCAAAAACAACGGCGTTAGTATACTTACGGCACCAGTTGAACTTGACAATGCGGATCTTGCGTATACTGCTATTGCAGGTAACCTAGCATCTCCTAATTTGGTTGACGGTGATGTGTTAAGTATTGCAATTCTGTCAATTGGTCCCGATAGCCCAGATTTTGTATATGTAGAAAACTTCCTGGCAGATGCTGGCGACACACTACCAGATCCGTGGGCAATAAACGCCGAAACTGCTAACAGCACTGAAGACTATGTTACTGATACCGCTACTGGCAATTATTCGTTAATCAATAGTTCAGACTCCGAAGCACAGAGCACCCAGTTATTCAGCAATGATAACTTATGGATTGACCTGTTCGAGAAGCCGATAATTGAATGGCGGGCTAAACTTGATTTAACAGGGACTAATGAACTGGGGTCTGCAGATCAACGGCTGGTACTGGGTGTGTGTTCCGCTCACGCTAACGCCGAGGACGATCTTGATGCTGTCACTGTTAACGCTTGGTTTAGGATGGAAGGTACCAGTGCGAATATTCTGGTTGAAGCTGATGATGGCACTTTGAATACTGATGATCAGGATAGTACAGTTGACCTTGTTGATAACACTTGGACGCACTTCAAGATTGACTTTTCCACGTTAACTGATGTAAAGTTTTATGTGAACGGCGTGGAACAGGGTGGTGCCACAGTTTCTATGACAAACATTGCAGCAAGTGTAATGGTGCAGCCGATTGCCTGTCTGCAACGCGATGCTGGTGACGAAGAAGAGAAGGTTTATCTGGATAGTTTTAGTGTAAAGTCCGGGGCGTCACTTGGTACCCAGGGCAAAGGCCTGTTTGTACACTTGGGGTTGCGAGAAGACGCACAATGAGTGACATACTGCAAATGGCGATGGCTGCACTTCCTGGAATGCTGCCTCAACGAACAGTGCGATATTATCGCGATAGCGATTATGTTGACATTGATGTTACAGTTGCAGCTACCAGAGTTGATTATGCTGACGAGCACGGCGTGAGGATTAAGTCGCATGTAAGGGATTATCTCATTCCTGTTGTTGACTTGATTCTGAGTGCAGCTGCCATTGAGCCTGATGAAAATGACACTATTGTTGACAGTAGCGAGGGGGGCACGGTGACCTGGGAGCTAATGGACATTGAGGGTGGCGAGGCATGGCGGTACACTGATCGTTATCACACTATGTATCGTGTTCACGTTCGCGAGAAGGCTGAGGTGTAACATGAGTAGATCGTCAGCGTTAGGGGAAGCAGTTAAGGATATCTTAAATGCGAACACTTACAGTATTGACTTTACCGCAGTGCGTGGTTATCGGTTGAACTATAAGTATAAAGCACTGTCCACGCTTCGGGTTACAGTGTTAGTGCCACTTGTTGGCCAGGAAGTGATAAGCAGGGTAGGAAATTCTGATACAATCAGTGTTGATATTGTGATACAAAAACACTGTGCCGCCAGTGATAACGATGCTTGCGATGCAATGTCTGATTTGGTCGAGGAGATTGCCGAGAGCTTTCGGGGAACTAGGTACAAAAAGTGGCCTTGGCTGGGAACGAAAATCTCAGTGCCGTATGATGCGGAAGAGCTTTCAAATGAACAAGTATTCAGTGCATTGATTACATTGCAGTATCGCATATTTTGGAAGTAATATGGCGTTTCGCGTATATAAATTTCCGAACATCGGCAGTGTCTATATACCAAAGCCACATACGCCGAGAATTAAGGCAACTTTTCGAGTTCGCATAACGAATCGCGGGCATCGTATTACTGACTACATGCAGAAGTGGGAGAACCAGTTTCTGCGACGTGCAGGAGCTGCAATTAGAGTATATATTGTTCGGGGGTTCAGAGTTGTAGACAGCAAGCGAAGTAGTTCGCCGGCCGGGTCCGCACCGCATCTGCATATGCCAAAAGCAGAATTCATTAGAGGGGCGGTACAGTATAAGGTCAACTACCAGAGACGGCGAACAGTAGTTGGAACAGCATACTCGGTTGCAAAACTATGGGGCTGGAAACACGAGCATGGCAAGAAGTTTGGACGTGGAGGAAATAGAAAGAGCACGATGACTGCAGCCCAATATCCAAAGCGACCTTTTGTTGGGCCACAGTTTCGCAGGTGGTGGAAAATTGGTAGACCTGCGATTATGTATAGTATTCGCAAGCAAATCAAATCGAGTTTTTAATTAGTCAACTTTACAAGGAGTGTTAGCATGGCTGAAATTGCAATTCCCCTGGGAAAAGAAGCACGACTCTATTACGGAACGCCTGTTAATGGACAGACCTGTACTCAGTCGGCAGCAATACTTGAGGCAGCTGGTCTTGAGGTGAGTGGTATCAAGGATGCAACTATTACGCTGGAAAAGGATGATACCGATGTCTCTCGGCGGAGTTCGCACGGCTGGGCAGACGCTAGGGAATCTGTAAAGCGACTGAGTATTAGTTTTGATATTTTTAATGCCAACGACAGCGGCGTCGAGCAGGCGGCCATTAACGTATTGAGAGGCACATTCTTGAATGGCACTTATAATGGCGGGCAAGTTATCAGTGGCATTTGTCTTTATGCACTTTCTAGCAAGAGTGCTGTAGTTGTCAGTGAACCTGGCCCGCAGTCTCCTAATGGCGAGGGTATCTGTGCCGATTTTCTTATCACCAAGTTTGAGCGTGCCGAGCCACATGCTGATGGACAGACTTACAGTGTTGAAGCAAAGATGACGCAGATTCACAGTGGCCGTACTCCGGCTTGGGTTTAACTTATGACAACTCTTACATAGGAGATTAAACATGGGAACTGCAATCTATGGTTCTACATTTACAGTGGCTGGTGTCTCGGCTGGTGTTGGTGCATCGGCATCCGGTGAAGGCGAGATGATCCAAGTACCAGTTTGTGCTGTCGGTTACGCTGGGCCGATAAGTACTGATACTGATCGAGTAATTACTACTACCGAGGAAGATCCAGTTATTTCTGGTGGCGATACAGTAGCGATCTTCTGGGTTGGCGGTATGGCAATAAATGTTGTACAGTCGGTGACTGGTGCGAATGACCAGACTATTAAACTGAGTTCTGGTGGTGCCAGTGCGGAGGGTGATGCACTGCCGATAGATGCAACGGCTTGTGTTATTTCGGTGGTGTCGGAAGTTAATCTTTCGATTCTATCGGGAACACTAGAGGGTGTTGCTGTTAGCAGCGACGAGCGGGCGAGTATTAGCTTCCGTAAGGCTGCTGATGTGATTATTACTACCCAGGAGCATACAGTTGCTATACCCTATGGGTATATTGCGGGACTGAGTTTTACTGATCCAGTGGCGGCTAATGACTGTATTAAGCTCTGGGTTGCAACGGCAAGTATCGTGAGTGCTAAAACCGTAACAATTGGTATTCTTTACGACAGTGTTTAACTTTTAGATGGGGAAACAGAATGCAGATTTTTACTGACAAGAATGGCTTTGATTGGGAAATATCGCTGAGTGTTGGGTTGATCGAGGAGATCAAAGGGAAAATGGATATTGATCTCCTTGAGCCGGTGAGTGAAGAAGCCTCACTTATAGTTGCGTTGTCACCGGTGGACCCAGCAAACATCACGAGGTTTTGCAGCCTTGTGTTTGCTATTTGTATTGAGCAGTGCGAGAAAACCGAAACGACAGAAGTGATGTTCAAGCGGTTACTAGACTCGCCAACAATAAAGATGGCTTATGAAGCTTTTTTCGCGGAGTGGCAGGATTTTTTCCTGAGCCTCGGAAGAGCGGATGTAGCCGAGGCGATGACCAAGATGACGTCACTGTTTCAGGAGGGGGTACAGGAAGTGATAGCGGAGATGGCGAAGATAAAGTTTCCAACAGGCAGCTTGTCTACGAACTCGCCGGAGTCGTTGGGGTAAGCCCGAGGGTGTTTACGTTGCGGCAACTTGTCTGGATGGCAGAGAGTAAAGAGCGTAGTGACTGGAATCGGTTTGCAGTGTTGGTTGCGAAGTTGCATAATGTTAATCAGGTAGACAAGAAAGATCTGATTGACTTTAGTGACGTTCACCCTTTCTTTTTGCAAAAGCGAAGTGATGTCGGCGAGCCAACACAAGGCCAGTTAAATATACTGAAATCAGCAATCGAGGGTACTAGATATGGCCGGTGAATCAGATATTCTTGCTGGTGGTGCTAGTGTATATGTTGACCTAAAGAATCTTCCAGGTTTCCAGGCTGGAATTAAAAAGATAAATAATAGTCTTTATAGTGTCGGGAGAGCCGCCAAGGTAGCTGCGCTGTCTACAAATGCTGAAATAAATGCCATGGCCGTCAAAGTTGCAGTAGCTAATGGGAATACAGCCCGCATGATTTCCCAGGGTATGCAAATAGCACAGTCAGCTGGAGAAAGAATATCTAAAGCTGCTGCAGGCTTTGATTACATGGGTAAGAAATCCTTTGCTCTCGCCAAGAGAGTGCATGGCCTGCAGATACCTTTTACTAGGTTGAAATCCCATGCTACTGTTGCCTTGTGGGATCTTGGTACTGGATTTCAGCATTTTGGAGAGAGGGTGACTGATTTCGGTCAACTTAGCGGTCGAGTTTTTGCTAAGTTTCGTAATCGTGTTTCTTATATGGTCACAAAGGCCAGTGCAATGTTAACTTATCTTGGCACTCGATTCCGAGCGCTTGGCCAGCAGATAACTTCAGTTGGTCGGGCAATGTTTATTGCAGCTATCATCATGGCTGTACCGTTTGTCGCAGCTGGCAAAACGTTTGCTGCGTTCTCCAAGGAGATGGCATTTGTTGCCACAATGCTGGATGAACCAGTTAAACATATGGAGGAATACACAGCTGGAATTCGGCAGTTGTCAGTGAAATTTGGAGAAGGCACCGATACACTCTCGCGTGGTTTGTATGATGTGCTGTCTGCTGGTTTTGATGCAAATAAAGCGCTTGGAATGTTGCAGATTACAACCCTGACAGCCAAGGCTGGAATGACAGATACCGCACAGGCAACAAAGGCCGTTGTGGCGGTGCTTAATTCTTATAGTCTTGGTGCTGAACATGCTGAGTATGTTGCAGACCGATTATTTGCTACTGTTAGGAACGGTGTTATTACATTTGAGGAACTTGCTGCTAACATCGGAATGGTGGCTGCGTCGGCAGCACAGATGGGACTTAGCATTGATGAGTTAGGGACATCACTTGCTGTTATTACTCGTGGTGCTATCAATGCGTCCTCTTCTGTTATTGCACTGCAGAATATGCTAAAAGCGTTCTCAAGTCCCACTGGTGAGGGTGCCAAGTTTGCTAAAAATCTAAAGGAAGCAGGGTTTAAGTTTGATATTTCCATTGCCTCGATCAAGAAGCATGGATTTCTGAATATTATCAAAGAAATTGCCAAGCTGCCAACTGAGCAAATTCTTAGAATCTTTCCCCAGATTCGTGGTCAACGTGGTGCGATGGCATTCAAAGCTGGGGCGGAAAATATTGACGAAATACTTGCAGACCACATACGTGCAGCTGGCATGATGCGAGAGGCATACGACAAGGTTAGTGGTACATTTGGAATGCTGCTTGATAAGATTAAGCAAGCAGGAGTACTAATATTGAGTTATATGGGCGAAGCACTGGCTGAAAACTTAGGGCACGTTGGGGACAAACTATACTATGTTACACTGGGATTTGGAGAGTGGGTTAAGACGAATAAAAGTATGGTTGCTGATCTTGCTAGTGCGATAGCTAAATTTACTCAACTGGCAATTGCTATATGGGCTGCCGGGAAAGCCATAGCCATAGTCGGTGCAATTAGTGCTATGCTTTCTGGACAGTGGTATTTAATTGCCGCAGGCGTGGCCGCCGGCACGGCAGCGTTTATTGGAATGAACCAACTCATAAAGCGTACTTCTGATGGACTTGCGAGTTTAGGTGCAGAAGGTGCTCTCAATACTACAATTGGAACACTTGGCGAGAAGCAGATTGGACTGCAGACTCAGCTAGCTGGAATTCTTAAAGTTCGTGATAGACTGCAAGGTGTTTTCGATAAGCCTTGGTATTTGTACACCGGAAGTGATCTTTTAGAAAACACAAAGGATCTTGGAAAACGCATACATGCCCTGAATCTACAGGAATCATCCATAAAAAACATTATGAAGATGCACTGGAAAGAGAAAAATGCTGCACAGGCAAAGCTTGGCGTTATAGAAAAAACAACTAAAGAGTTAGCCGAACAGGCAAAAATCATGCGTGGAATGGGGAGTAGTGGTCAATATGTAGGGTACTGGCATACACCTGTACTGGCATACGCAACATCTGGTAGCGACGACAAGCAACTTACGCAACTTATGGGAATCAATGTTAATACCGGTAGAGATGGTGATCTCTTTAAAGAACTTCAAAAAATAAATAAAGCAAAGTAGGGGATGTTATGGCTGTTCTGCGAGCACAAGATCGTGGCGACGAGTGGGATCTGCATTTCCTGGCCGTCGGCGAAAAAGGAGGCGGTGAAACTATAACAGCTCGCGTTGTTGAAGTCAAGGGAAGCAGAAGTATTGGTACTTCTTATTCTCTTGAATTCGAGGTTACATTAGAGCCGCATACTAATGAGAAATTCAGTAGTCTTATCGACCCACTTGGGTTATCAGACGAGGTCATACTTGCCTGGAATGTGTTCAACACTGCAGCGTGGACATTGTTTGATCTTACACTGGTGAAACGTTGGCCTCCAAAATGTACGCAGGTTGACAACAATCATTATCGTGTTAGTATCGAGTATGCTCCATTAAACACACCAAATATTCAAATTGCACCAGTTAAAACAACAAGATTCTACGGACTAAAGACTCTTTCCTGGAAGTGGGATAATGACAATAATAAGTATGTTGTAACTGGACTTCCTGATGGACCGGAAACCCTTGCTTCGCTTGCGTATCATGCAATTGGTGTTGATGAAGGAAAGATCAAAGGAGTGGATATTGTTGATCCATCGTTTGCCTGGACAGAGAGGTGGACATGGGGTCCATATAGTAAACTTGAAACAAAGGTAGATGGCGACAAGATGCCGTATTCACAAGCCGTTACTGAATTAACTGCTACTGTGAATGAATCTCGTTTTCGCGGATTTCTACCAGAAACGGTTAGGTTTGATGGTGGCACTGGAAGAATGGTACAACCGTTTACCTGGGAATATGACTATCGGTTTTCGTACAAGAAACTTCGTGATAAAGAAGAACTTGGTGGATATGAATTTCCAGTGTCGCCTAGTTTCCAGGGAGGCTGGAATTTTATTGATAGTAGTCCAGTTAGCCGTGAAATTACTGTTGCTGACGAAGTGCTAAAGGTGCCATTTCCAGCTACCGTGAAAACACATAAGCTTTATCCGAAAATGAACTTTTCTTCATTGAAACTCAAGGAGGAAATAGAATTAGATAATGTCGTGTTTTTTGAAGAACTGATTAACGAAAAACCACCGCGGCTACTTGGATTAAAGGAATGCAAGGTGCAATGTCAGGAGTACCTACGAGGATAAAATGGTAATTCCACGTAAAGTTATTCCAGGTGAGCCGCTAGATCAGACGGCACGGTCGTTTAGCGACAGCGTGGACACCATTGAAGGTCTTCGTTCGCAACAATACAGTGAAGTTGCTGGGCAAGGGACCGTGCGTCCATTTGTCAATAATACCATTGTTAGTATACTGAATACTGGCACTGTAAGTGTACCATGGTATGGCATTTTGGAACTTGGGATACCGAGGGTATTTACTGACGAAACGCTTGATGTTAATAGGTTCAAGGAGGAGGTGTATCTTGCCGGTGATGTGCCGAGTGCTGACTGGGACGGAAACACTTATGCTATTGCACAGGAGCCAATCAATAAAGATGAAGTTGGGAGAATGCTTGTAGTGGGGATGACGCAGGCGAGGGTGCTGATTGAAGATGAGGATGCAGTTGACTATGAGTATGCGGAGCCGATACAGGGGGATGTTGAAAAACTCATTGCTGTGTCAAGTGGTCCGATTAAGATATATTGGAGTGAGGGGAAAAATACGGTTACTGCTGGCGAGGTGGCGGCTGACGAGGAACTTGAAGAGCCAGTGGGACTAGAGGAACACGATGGGGTCAATTGGGCACTTGTGCAACTGGGGTGGAGTGCTACTATAAACCATCGACGGTTTGAGTTGAAGTATAGCCTATGTCAAGGTGGCCACGCCACTGCTTATCCAAGGGATTGGGTGGATGGGGCATTGGAAACAATAACTGATGATTCAGAACGTGAGTTCGAAGTGTATGATGAATTGGATACGTTTACTGGCACAGCTCGCACGGGATATCCTTACACTGCTGGCAATTGGGGACTAGCAGAATACTTTTCAGACTCCGGACATTGGGAAATTTATCAACTTAGCTGTGAACCAGGAGGGACATAATGGCTGGTGGGTATCCGTGTCCTGGTTGTTGTAGTCTTTGCCCTTACGGCGGCCCGCCGGACTGCCTGGACAAGACCAAGGGCACCGTCTCGTGGTTCACGCATACCGTGAATGACGACGGCACGATCACCCGCGTCGATCACAGTGGTTCTTGCTATACTTGCTACGTCGATTCGACCAGCGGTGACGTTGACGAAACAGGCAACGGCACTGAAACACGACCGTTTGTAAACCTCAATTCGATCTTTTCCGGCAACATAACGAAGAGCGGAACAGGCACTCTAAGCGGTAGCGTATTTACCCCCGGTTCAGCACCTACCGAATGGGCGGCTGGGCGACTGATCGGAACGAAGCTCACCTTGGGCGGTGTTGATTACGAGGTTACGGAAAACACAACTACCACCGCGACGATTGCTGATCCGCCCGCTGATGATACCTACTCGTGGACGCTGAAGATTTTCGATCATACCTGCATCTACAACATCTGCACCCATGCCGATCCGCCGGATAATTGCCCCAAAGTCAAGGTACTGGTTAAGGGCACGATTGACTATACCGTGGTTGGTAACTCGGTAAGAAACTACGGACGCAACCTGGTTATTGAGCCGTGGGGCATCGCGACCATTACGATCAGTGTTAGCAACACTGACACTTCTGTCTATGCTGTTTCATATTGTAAGGGATGTATCTGGAAGCACGTGAACGCCACCGGCACCTGTGCTGGTACTGGCGGCAGCCACAGCAGTGACATCGGGGCCGGCTTTTATATGTGTCGCTACTCAACTTTTGGTACCTGTATTGGTATTGGCACTGTCAACAGCAGCAGCACTGACTCCAACACTGCCGCTGGTTTCCATGAATGCCAGTATTCAACTTTTGGTACCTGCACTGGGACTGGGACCAGCAATGGTAACAGCTATTACACTGACATCGGAGCTGGTTTTTTTTATTGTCAGTATTCAACTTTCGATACTTGTAACGGCGACGGCACTGGTAACAACACTGGATACTACCTCAGCATCGGTGCTGGCTTCTATTATTGTGCTTATTCCTTCTTTGGTACCTGTACTGGTAATGGTACTGGTAATGGTAGCATCATAAGCGGCTACGATACTGACTGTACTGCCGCTGGTTTCTATGACTGTTTTTATTCCACTTTCGTTTATTGCTCTGGCGATGGCACAGGTAACAGCGATGGTTTCAGAAGTGGTGTCACTGGTTTCTATAGCTGCTCCCATTCGCTGTTCGAGACTTGCACTGGCACTGGTCTCGGCATCGCCGTTGACAACCGTAGTGCCGGGTTTGGTTTTTTTTATTGTCAGTATTCAATTTTCGATACTTGTAACGGCAACGGAGATGCCACGGGGGTGAGTTGCAATAGAGCATGTGGTTTCTACCTAAATAGTTGTTCGTCTTTCTATAGTTGCACGACATCAGGCCGTGTTTGCGAAAACTGCACCGAGGAAGAATGTGACGAATTTGTCTGCGACGACCTAAGCACCCAACTCCTCGCTACGAAGAGACAATCGAAGGCGTCTTGACGCTCACGCCCGACCACACGATCCTCGACATTCGAGAGACCATCGAAGGCGTCCTGTCACTTGCAATAACCCATTCAATCGAGTAGGCCCATGGCTTTTGTCATTTCAACCGCGTACCGCGACGACATCCTTGACCTCTACAAAGCCCAGTTCGGCACGTCGCTTCGCTTGTTCAAGTTGCCGACCACGGGCGAGCCTTCCCGCACAATGGCGTATGCCGATTTTACTTCAGCAGACTTTACGGGTTACGCGGCACAAACCACAGCGTACCAAGCGGCAATCTTGGAGGGTGACGCTGCTTATTCTTTCAGCGATACCGAACTGTTCCAACGCACCAGCGG